GATCTCAAGGTGCGAGATGAACGTGACTTCCGGCATCGACCGGTTGAAGATCGTCACCAGTCGCGGGTCCACCATAGCGGTTACTCGGTCCACGTTCTTGCGAATCGCCGGGAGCATGGAGGCATAAATAATCTGATCGCCAATGCCCTGCTCGCCCCATACCAATACCGACTTCTGCTCAGCCCCTAGATTCCATTGCGGCTTATTACTCTGTAGCGGTCTGCTCTTGAACCGCTCGCTATTCCACCGCCGCTCATACAAAGGCCAACCCGTCTTGAAGTCATTCCGTTGCAGAGCAAGTAATCCCAAAATCCAGTTCGCATTGGCGTTGCTCGGGTCAAGTTCATTCGCTTTTTCAAAGTCCTTCTGCGCTTCATCCCAGCGGCGCATCTCCCAATTGCATGCACCACGCTGAACAAACGCATGGCCGTACTTAGGATTGATCTCTAACGCCTTCGTAAAATCCACAATGGCAGAGTCGTACTTTTGCAGCTCCCCTTTCACGATGCCTCGGTTCACGTAGTCATCGGCATCCAACTTGCCACGGCGTTCTGCGGCATCGTAATACCGCTCGGCCTCGACAAAGTTGCGCTCAATCTGCAAGAGCCGCGCCTTAGCCCGGTAGGGAATAATTTCCTTCGGCGCGAGGGAGATTGCGTAGTTACATAAATCCATCGCCTCACCGTACTTCCCGGCTTGGAACGCTGCCTCTAACCTTTTAATAGCTTTTGCGTACTTGTTCATATTGTTGCTGCTACTGCCATCCATTCGCGCCCGTACTCCACCTCAGTCCAGTCCTTAAACCATGGACCGCCGCGCGTCATGTGTACGCCAATCGGGTTCGGGCATTGATCTCGGGTGTGCCAACCTTCTAGGTAGTTATACGCAATCGGCAAGTGTCCGATTACATCGTCGGTCAGCCACTCAAACCTGTGAAGATACGCGGGAGTGGCGACGTTGACCAGTTCTGGCGTGAGCCGCTTAACTTGTTCATGCTCGCAGTTAATGAACATGAAACTCGACCAGTTCTTGCGGGGGTAGTTGTGCTGAGGTTGGTTATTCATTTTGACCGTTTCGGTCGGCCTGTAATCGTGCGGTACCACGAAGCACGCTTTTGCCCCGTCGGCGTAGTCAAACAAAGTCGCAATGTCCCCCCGGAAAAGAAAATCGCAGTCGCAAAACAAGGCCCAGCCGGAATACCCCGCGAGATATGGAGTCAGAAACCGCGTGAGGCTGAACTCCGTAGACGCGAGCGTATCGACCGGACGCCAATAGATGCCCTGTTCGCGCAGCTCGCTTTGCTTTATCGGGACAATCTCTAACGGGATAGATGAGTGCAGCCTGAGCGAGTGAGCGCATATCTGATAGGCAACGTCCTCGCGGCTGTCCCACCCCACAAACACTTTAAGCATTTAAGAACGCCTCCTTACGAGCAGGGCCTTTGTAGTGCAGGATGTACGGCACTTGACCCTCAGTCATCCGGTCGGGCAGGCAGGCGTAATCTGCTTCGTGCATCTCACCCACCAGTTCGGGATAAAGCATGTGTGAGTACACCTTGAGCGCCTCTTGATCGCCATACCATTGCTTAAAGTTGGCGTTCATAAAGCCCATCAGAATCGCAAGCCCCTTCCATGCGTGATAGTTCTTCGTCACCGTCGCGCAGCCCAAGTAGGGATACAACGTGCCCAAAGGGATACCGTGGTATTGCTTGAATACCCCGTCCCGCTGCCCGCCATTGAACCCTACATCACGGTCAAATGAGCGGCGGCAGAACACAATCTCCCGGTCATCCAGAATCGCAGCCGGATTCACAGGCAGCATAAAAAGCATATCGGTGTCGATATACATCGCAGGGCGCATGATCTTCGCCTCCGCAAAAGCGCGGGTGCGCCAGTACATAATTTGTTTAACGTCGCCTTTTGAAATCTTGCGCTCTGAGACACCGGGCACTTCCGGCGTGGCATCGTCGGTGCACATGATCACTTCAGCATCCGGCATCACATCCCTCAGCGAAGCCACCATCTTAGTCGGGAACGTAATGTCGTCGCCCACATGGAAAAAAACAAACAGGCTCATGCGTCCTCCAGAGGATCTCTCAGCATAATGGTCGAAGCGCCTGCCGGGGCAGAGTTATACTTGAGTAACACTTCCGCTGCTCGCTCAAGCGTTTGCTTGCGAATCAATACTGCGAGCTTGCAGATGACATGCGCGTTGCTCTTTTTAGCCGCCGCACCCAAAGTGTCAAACTCACGCGCAATCTTTTCCACATAGTCCCACTCGAAAAGCTCCAACTCCCCATCGGGGCTGATCTTGCACCAGACTTTTTCATCTTCTTGGGCCTCCGGTTGAGAGATGTAATCAAAGTTAGTCGGGTCTAGTTCGCTCATAGCTTCCTCAGCACCAAAAGTTGCGGGTAGTAATTCATCTCTGCAATCTCAGCGCGTAGGTCAACGCACCTCATTAAGTGATCCATCATTGTCAAGATGGCTCTGCGGTCATTCACCGCAGCCGGATCGAAATGCGTTCTGAATTGCTCGGTATAAGACGGGCTATAAGTGCAGCCTAAGTCCTCAATGATGTAATACCCACCGCTTCGCACCCACGGCCAGCAGTTCTTGAACATTTCCACAATCTGCTCAGAGATATGGCTTGCGTCATCTATAAAGAGGTCAAATGGCGCGTCTTCGGGCTCGGGCATCTTGGCAGGATCGCCAATCACAATCTGCACGTTATTCAAACCCTTGCACAGATTCGCGCACTCGGGCCTAACGTCATAACCCACTATCGTAGACTCAGGTAGATAATGCGACCACATGTGGAGTGACGCGCCACACGCTACACCGGCTTCGGCAATCACAAGCTGAGCCGTGCGTCGGTTGTCGCCTTGCTGCGCGCAGAGAAAGTTAATCAGCGGTTCGTAGACTTCGGCATAACGATGCTTAATCGTGCCTTTGTCACTGCCGTAAAGATCGGCAAGGCCCGTCAGAGACATTTCCAGAAGGTTCACCTCGCCCGTATTAGGTAGGTATTCCTCGGGCGGCACGGTATCCAGATAGCGGCGTACTCCTCCGCGAGCGTTGGGGTCGGTCATACCTCACCCCTCGCCCGAATTGCAGACGCGCAGTCCAAGACAGCGACATTCCGTTCGTATGGGTTTTCTCTGTCTTCCATTTCTTGGCACAATTCAGCACACGCCTCCCGCTCGGCGGCGGCAATCCGTTCGGCAAACCGCTCCAACTTCGTCGGCTCTTCTTGATGCTGGTGCGAGCGCATCAGTATTCCGCAGTCCCATGCGATCTGCACAATCTCGTCGCGGGTCATCGCGGTTTCTTCTTTTGCTTAATGAAACTGCTCATGTCAGACGTTGCCGCACGGGGATGAAAAGAATCCCAAGCAAAGTCTCGGTGCTGATTGATTGTCAGATCGCCGTCCGGGCTGTTCATGAGCCGCCATATAATTTCGGGACAGCTCGCCGTGATCTGTTTCGGATTCGGTTGGTCAGGATAAATCGTAAATGTATAAGGCAACTTAGCCATCACTCTTCTCCGTAATACTTCAGCACCAATCGAAACGCATCCACATGCCGCTGCAATTCGCGGATATCTTCGGCTTGATTGTTGTGAAAGATAGCGAGCGTTCCACCGGCTTTGCGGCGCTTCAGATCATCACGCAGACTTTTCAACGTGTCTTTCAGATCAGCGCGCACGAGCGTATTCATGCCCTCAACACAAAGCTCGACTTTCATAACAAACTCCCGGCGGCATACCCAATCACAAAGACAATCAAACACAACATGATTTCGGCCACCATCGCTGCGCCAGATTTCTTTTCATGCTCTAACTTCAGAAGCTCAATCTCTGTCTCCAAGTCAGAAATCCGCTTCCGTAGCCGGTCCTGCGTGTATTCCATCTGTCTCACCAGTAATGCCCTCCAGTTCTGCGGCGGCTGCACGCCCAATTCGGCGGTGGCACGCTCGCCCACTTTCGGTTGATATCAGCTCTCCATCTTTCAATCAGAGTCTTTAGCCAGTTCATCCGGGTCGGTCCTTTGTAATTCCATTTCGAGAAAGCGTATTTCTTTTTGCTTTTGAACAATCTGCTCCCAAAGTTGCTCTACGCGAGTCTTTTGATGCACCCTTCGGGTAATTCGCTCGTCGGGCGCTTCGTCGTCCTTCTTCGACTGCATCGCTTAACTCCTTAATCAATCGGCGTACCTTTAAGACTGTCTGCCGTTGCCGCTTAGTGGCGATATAACGTCGCACTTCGATGGGGCCAGACTTGCGGTGCTTACGCGAGCGCAAATAAAAACATCGCCCCCGGTGCTCCGTCCCACACTCGGGGCAGCGCACCACTTTCTTCGGCTCCAAGCCGTAATACTTTCTAAACTCACTCTCATTCATCGTCTTGCAGTTCGCACTCGTCAAAGTCCTCGCAGCCACACTCGGGGCAACAAGGCTCCGAAAAAGTCTCCATCGTCACGCAACCCCAATACTCCACGCGCTCCTTCCATCGGTACTCCCCCGGCTCGGAGAACGTCGCCTTACAGCGTTGGCATTGGTAACTACTCATAAAACCTTCGAGAGAAAGTGATTAAACGCCACTAACGTCCGCTCCGCTTGTGCGACTGCGCGCATAATTTCCTCTTGGGCGGCTTGTTCTAGCTTTTGCTGAACCTCGCTATATTCCCGATACGCACGATCCAATTCCTGTGATTCTGTTTCGTTGTCCATGTGCTCTCTCCTGTAGAGTGCTATTGAAAACAACCCGCTTGCTTAACTTACGCCCTCGCGGGATAGAGCGCAAGCCCCTTGAAGTTGAAAGTCCGTAGCCGTGGGGGTAGGCTAGGGCCATGAAAGCCGCAGACTTCATCGGACTCTTGTTTCTGGCGCGTGACGTTGCTCACAGCGTTCATCTCAATACGCGCTCGTATGCCGTTCACAAGGCCACACAGAAGTTTTATGAAGGGCTCCCAGAGCTTGCCGATACCTTTGCCGAAGCATGGCAGGGTCGTCATGGACTCATGGGGCCAGTCTCGCTCATGTCTGCCGATAAGAACCGCGATATCGTGGAGTTTCTGGAAGATCAAGTCTCGCAAATCGACAAAGGCCGATATGACTTTTGCGACCGCGAAGAAACCGCTATCCAGAACATCATCGACGAAATCGTGGCTCATTACTTGAGTGCGCTATACAAGTTGAAGCATCTGTCGTGAGCGATCCAGACACCCAAGACTATTACGACCGCAAAGTTCGCAGGGCTGAAGAAACCTTGATCATGCTCGCTAAGTTATCGTTTGTTGTCGCAATAGCCTCGGGGCTCTACGCGCTTATTGCGCGGTAAACTGCAACAACCCGCTCGGCAACATCATCGCCGTCTTGCCGATATCACGCGGGTACACCAACGCATGATTAGGGAACTGCTGCAAGAGCAGCATGGCATTCGCCACGCCCTTCTCAACGCCTTCAAAGTCATCCAAAACGATCACCGTCTTGTCGTGCGCTAACTCCCAAACCAGTTGCGTATCCTTCGGACTCAATCGACCGTCGATATAAAACAAGTCCACCTTAACCTTGGCCGATATAAGACTTTCGAACATTTCGGTGGAACCCTTGCGCGGATACTGGACTACTTGAACGTCGGGGTTCAGTTCGGGTAATGCAATCGCATTGCTGGCATCGCAAGTATGAATCACCCCGCCCTTAGGCATCGCTAGGGCCATCGCTGCCGTGCTGCGCCCGATAAACGTCCCCACCTCCGCGACCACCGTCGGCTGAAAGTGGCTCACGATATGCTGCAAGTCGATGGCGTCGGTGTCGCTGATAGATCCCGTGTTGTAGTCCGCTTGCGACCGTAGCCGCTCCAACTCAGCAAACTGATAGCCCAATTGCCTGTGTATATACGGCAACTTGCTCCACACCAGTTCAGATAACGTCGCCCTGTTAATGCGTATCGGGTTCATAAGTGCTTCCTCAGAACAATGCAAGCCAATATAAAAACCACTAGTCCATATAAGACCATTTCGGCAATCGCGTAGTCTGTCGGGGTCATGCTGCACCCAATACTGGCAGCGTGTCGGCTTTCGGGTCAGTCGTGAATAACGCTCCGGCATCGTTGCCCTCGTCGTCACGGCTCGCCCATACCAGATGCCCGTTGTCTAAATGAATCACAACGGAACGCCCATACCATCCAAGCCTGTCGGCTTCCTCTTGGTCAAGGTAGCGCACCGCGACAATTTTCCTGCCAAGCAAAACAGAAGCGGCGACGTTTGACCAATGCTCTTGCGGGTTTTGAATAATGTTCATGCGGGTTCTCCCTTTGCTTTCTGAAGCGCCCGATATGCCGCGTCGATGTCTTTATAAAACTCGGTGCTTTCGTCCAGTTCCAATCTAACCGCTGCCAGTTTCAGCGAGTAATACGCTTGCTCCAAGGCGGCAAAGAGTTCCGGCGCAGCCGCTATCAGACGCGCATCACGCTCTCCGCATTCCAACTTGGTTAGCGTGTAATCCTCGCCGCCTTGCTCGTAGTCAATAAACCAGTAGTCGCGAGTAGACTGCCGTAGTTCCCACGGCCCCGGTGTGTGCTTGGCGTTCATTATGTATCCCCTTATAAAAATGGGCGGTTGGCAGTCCCGCCCGAGTTGGCTCACGAATTAACTGCTTTGAGTGCGCTATAAAATGCGCCGCTGCTCTGCTCGTCGTAGGTCATCAAGCGCGGCAAGTCCCCCGGCTCTGTCGCCGTCGCCCAGTACCCGCCGAAACATTTGAATTCCATTTGAGGCCCAGATACGTCGATCAACACCACTCCACCGTCGCCGTGCGAATCGGCTTCAGTCTGGATGCCCACCGCGTTCCACATTCCGAAAGACAAGTTACCGGGGCGCTCTCTAATGCACTCTTGTACAAGTCGCGCTGCCGTGTAATGCAAGTCATTGTGTCGGCCTCGCATACGGCCCTGTAAGCGCGCGCAAATATCGCGCACCTCGCTACCAGAAGCGTGACAGTAAACCACCGGGGAAAAGTCCTCGCCCGATACCACTTGAAACAGTACTCGGTCACCCATTGGGGCTATCTCCTAGGTTGTGTTGTGTTAGCCGTTCAAATAAGACTTGATTGCCGCGTAGGTGTACGGAATCTTCAGCGCTTTACAGGTGCGCTTGATCCCGTCGCCGTCCTTATTCGCGGTGCCTCTTATGAGGCCGTCAGTCATGCGTGTGGCGAGTGCTTCCGGTGTCATACGCGCAGCCGCTACCGCATAATCCGGTGTGTTGAATAGCTCCCGATATTGCCCCGCGAGCGTGTCGCGGAAAGTTTGTGCTTGGGTCATTCGCTTGTGCTCCCGTGTTTGATCGACCGGGGCCATCATACACCGCAAGCCGCTTGTGCAGTCAAGCCCCGTCGATCATTAAGTTTTCTTAATGTTCAATTCCGTTCGCTTGCAAAAGCCCGCGCAGCCTTTCGACTTCTGTTTGTAAAACCCTGTTTTGAATCGTTAGCGCGTTGATCGGGTCAACGTAAGACATTGAAACTAGATAAAGCCCCTTGCCCTTTTTCTCCGCTTTGCCTCTCAAGACATAGCGTTCAAGGGATTGGCGGCACGAATTACGATCCCCAACAACTTGATTCCCGAACATCTCCCGAGCCTTGTCGTATACCTGTTTCGCCGTTGCCGGGGCGTTGAACGTCGTGAGCGCTTCAAAGTAGAGCGATATGTTTGCCATGTTTTTACCCTCAAAAGTGTTAGATATGGTGATTTAATGAGCCGCTCATAAAGCAATTCTGAGTTTTTCACCAAATCACCAAAAGAACGTCGCATAGGTGACTTTTTTAGTCAAGGCTTTTAATTCTTTCCTAATAATTTATTACGGTGTGCGATGGCTTCTTTTTTGTGTAAGTTCTTGTGTTGTAAGGGAAAAAACTGTTTTTTGAATTATTTCGTATTTATTTTTCAAAAAAGGGGAAAAGAGAGAAAGAGGAACTAGGTAGGCAAGTGTGGTAGAAAAGAGACAAGAGAGAGGGTGTATAGAAAGAAATAAAAGAATAGAAAAAATATATTTTTTATAATTAAAACTCTCTTTCCAATCAATCACTTACGCGCTTTCAATTCTTTCATGGCGGGTTGAATAAATTCGTCGAAAGAATCAACCCCCCGTTTTGCGCAATCGGCTACGGCTTTACGGGGCGGCGAGCGTCCGGTATAACGCACCCTTGCGACAATGCACCGACAATGCACCAGAGCGCCGAACTGGCAACGTGCCGATATAAGACTGGCGCGGGGTTGCGGTATAAGGTTGCGATATAAGGCGATATAAGGCCGTTTAAGAGGTTTTAACGCATGGCAAAGGGTAAGGTAGCGGGTTCATCGAAAACCGCTCAAAAGTCATTAGATGCCGATATAAGACCGGATGCCCCGGTAGTCGATATAAGACAAGTTAGCAGCGATATAACGTCATATCGGCATAACGAACTGCAATCCGTAACTCCCTTAAACGATTATAAAAAGCACCCGGATGCCACCCTATCGGCGGCGGTAGCAAGTATGTCATTCGCGGGGTTCGACGCGCGCAAGATATGCAACGCGCTACGCATGAGCGCTGAGACTCTGTATACGCACTATCAAGATGAGTTTGAAAACGGTTGCTCGCGCATGGTGGATAAGATTTCCGGCTCACTCGCGCAACGGGCTCTAGCGGGCTCAGATACTGCGGCGATATTCCTACTCAAGACTCGCGGCGGCGGGAAGTTTACCGAGCGCCAGAATGTAGAGTTATCCGGTAGCGTCGAGGTGACGCACAAGGCGGCGCTTGTGACTGAGTTATCGGGGCTGATAGCGCGCGGAATCACAATCGACGCGGAACCGGAACCGGAAAAAAAAGAGGCGCCCGAAGGCGCCCCTAGTAACGCATAACGCGCTAGTGCTAGTTCATTAGACTGTCGAGAGTAACCGCGCCGCCGCTAGGCGCTACGGGCTCGGGCTCGGCGTTGATTGTCACGGGCGCGCCACCGTCGCCGCGCGGATTCTCGCCAAGCGCCAAGCACGCCGCGATACCGCGAACATCCTCAGCCCATGGGCCCGCGTAGGTCAGCGCGATATCCTCGGCGGTTTCGGTGTCGGGTACTAAGTAGGCGTCGAGACAATCGCCGCGCCAGTAGCGTTGCACGTTCGCCCGTATCGCCTCAGGCGTGTCGCCCGTGATCACGTTGTCGTAATACCAGTTCAACCAATACCCGCCCCGTGACTGGTGTTCCGCGCCCCATTGGCGAACTACGATAATGTCAGTCGTTCTAGGTTTCATTGTGTGCACCTTTAGGCGGCGAGCGCGTACTGAGTCGCAAGCGCCTTGAGCGCCTTTTGCTTCAAGTTGTCGCCCGCGCCGAGTTGAGTGCTAGCAAACCGAGCCCCGCGCGCCCCGTCGCCTTCCGTATCGCGAACCGTAGCGGCGTGATCGACGTAGTACGTCACCGCGTTCAAAAGGCCGTAGGCCGTTCCATCCGCACTCGCGAGATGCTGCCCCGGTGCTTTTTTGTACGCCGTGACAAGCGCCCGCAGATTGTTTTCCGCCTTAGTGCTGACAACCTTAGCGCCGCGCGAGTCAACCTTGCCAATTTCCGCCGGATTGATGTCGAGTAGTCCCGCGAGAAAGTCGAGCGCGGTTTTATCGTCAACCTTGACACGGGCAAGCGCGTTCCACTGTTCGCTGGTAATCCGGTGCTGTTCGCCTAACAGGCCAAAGGCCCGCGCGAGCCCCGCGCTATCGAATTGTGTCGAGTGCTTGTTTTTGTAACCGCGTTCGAGCGCGTCACGGTCCACCATGCGCATGGTGTTTGCGCACACTTGACGCACCGTGGTTGCCACCAAGTCAGTCGCCCGCGAACCGTCGAAACTGGTTTGCAGTCGAATGTAGCTGTCTACCTTGTCATTACCCGGCATTAAAAAACCGTAGTCCGCGCCGAGTTTCGCCATACACCACACAATGCGCCCGCCGCGAACCGCGCCCGCAGTTTCAATTGACAGTCCATTGTCCGACAGAAAATCAGAGAAAAATTCCATGATTTCACGGGGCTGGTGCACGTTGTAACGGTTCTCAGAAACTACGCCGAGCGCCGCGCCCGTATCGGAACGGTAGAGCACCGATTGGTTATCGAATGACATGGTGCGCCCGTCATTAGTGTTATAGATGACCGGGGCACGATTCGCGGACCAGTTCAGCCCCGCCTTAGCCGTGATGACGTCGATTGAATCGCCCGCCTCAATTGACTGCCCTAAACCGTGCCAAGCGCTAGCCGCGCCGCCTTTCGCCGCGAACGCATAAATGCCGGTCGAGTTGTCGAGTTCATGTGCCATTGTCTTAGTCTCCGTTATGAGTTGAGTTCAATTGGCCGCCTTTTGGCGGTTCGACAATCTTATAATAGCGCAAGCGCTTTGCGCACTCATTCGAGCCTATTTTGGGTTGCGACCATTCTGCGGTCATTAGGCTATCGGGGCGCGCACTCATTATATAGGCGACTAATCGAACACAAGCGCCTTGCGTAAAACCGCATTAGAGCGCCTATTAGCGGGGCATGCCCTACCCGCGCCCGTGGTATTGGTTCGCTCTGAAATCGGCTAATCGCCTAGTTATCCACAGACTTATCCACAGAATAAGTTATTGATTTTGCAAGTTGTTTCTGCGCAACAATTAACCCTGCCCAGGTACTTATCCACAGGTTATCCACAGAACTATCCACAATCGGCGCTCGGGCTCGCGTGTTAGCGGTTTAGACTGGTTCTAATATGTCATTACATAACGCTGCCAATTGAACCGGGACCCCTATGCGAGCGCGCTAGTGTGCTACTCGACTACACCACTAGGGGCGGGCGCGCGATTCGACGCCGGGGGCATAGGGTCCCATCTGCGTATATCACCTCCCAACCGCACCGCACCCCTAGGGGCCCCTACCCGCTTGTGCTACTATGCGCAAATGCTACACACAGGCGCGGGTCCCATACCCCGGCACACTTACTGCTACGTTGAGCCCCACACCTTCGGCAACGCGGATTGGCTACGTGTCGCATGGTTTGGACTAGTCAGCCACCCCGGCAGGACTTGGGGATGCCATCTGATGCTCGAATGCGGAGCCGTCTACCGCAATGTCCCGCTGCACCGACTCGCGCACCAAACCACAGGGACCCCTTGGGACCCCGCCGACGCACAGACATGGGATTGCTACGGGATTCACTTCAGTACGACGGAGTACCCGTTTCTCGAAGGGACCCGTATACGCACCCGGCTACGATCTAAGCAGGAGCATTTAGGGACGTACATGTTTACGGCGATTCCGATGCTGGACGGCTTTAGCGCCGAGCCGGAGCAGAGCAAGGAGTTTTACTTCATCAAACTAGACAACGGGCGCTTTACAGCGCAACCTACGAACCATTTGCTGGTGCAGGACAAGTCGTTCATCACCGGCAGCGAATGGCCAAAGTTGAAGCGTCAAACTGAAATTTGGAGTGTTGACCATGGCAACGAAGTCTAAGGTGAATGCAGCGGGCAATTACACGAAGCCCGAGATGCGCAAGAAGCTTTTTAATCAGATCAAAGCGTCTGCCACCCAAGGCACCGCAGCAGGGCAGTGGAGCGCGCGCAAAGCACAGCTACTGGCCAAGAAGTACAAAGAAAAGGGCGGCGGGTACAGGGACTAATCATGCGCGCACCACAGAAATCTTTACGCGACTGGACGAACCAAGAGTGGCGCACCAAGTCGGGCAAACGATCCTCAGATACCGGCGAGCGGTATTTGCCAAAGGCTGCGATTGAGTCGCTTTCCCCGCAGGAGTATGCGTCAACGACACGCGCCAAGCGCGAAGGAAAAGCCAAGGGCAAGCAGTTTGTCGCTCAGCCGAAGTCGATTGCCAAGAAGACTGCGCGCTACCGATAGCCCATGAGCCAACCGGCCAAACAACCGGCCATTACTCAATCGGAGCTGATCAAGAAACTCAACGAATTAAGCGTTGAGGACCTTGAGGCATTGCTGTCGCACACGAAGTGGGAGCAAACGCGGCATAAGCATCAAATCCCGCCGAAGGGCGATTGGACCGTATGGATGATGCTCGCGGGTCGTGGTGCGGGAAAAACCCGTGCGGCAGCGGAGTGGGTGTGGTGGGAGGCGTATCAGAACGCGGAAACGCGCTGGTTGGTTTCTGCTCCCACGGCAGCGGACATTCGCGATACGTGTTTTGAGGGCGAATCGGGATTAGTGAGCATTATTCCCGAGAAAGTGGTCAAAGAATACAACCGCTCGCTTTCGGAAATCATCTTGGTCAACGGCTCGCTCATCAAAGGGATTAGCGCAGAGACGCCCGACCGGCTTCGTGGTGGTCAGTGGCACGGCGCGTGGTGCGATGAGCTGGCTGCGTGGCAGTACGATCAAGAGGCGTGGGACATGATTATGTTCGCGCTGCGCTTAGGCAAGCATCCAAGGATCGTGGCAACGACGACGCCGAAGCCAAAAGCGCTAATTCGCGACCTGATTGAGCGCGATGGGGCGGATGTTCATGTCACGAGGGCATCGACTTACGAGAATATTGCCAATCTAGCGCCGACTTTCCAGCAGCAGTTGCTCAAATTTGAGGGCACGACGCTTGGAAGGCAGGAAATCCACGCGGAAGTGTTGAATCCGGAGGAGCAGGGCATCATCCGGCGCAACTGGATACAGATTTGGCCTGCGAAAAAACCGTTGCCCCCGTTGGAACACATCGTGATGAGCTTAGATACGGCCTTCACGGAGCAGACGCGGGACAAGAAAACGTCGGATTCGGACCCTTCTGCGTGTGTGGTGCTTGGGATTTTCTACGAAAACGAGAAGCCAAACGTCATTTTGCTCGATTGTTGGGAAGACAAGCTTGGGCTTCCAGACTTAATTAAGCGCGTGCAGAAAGAAAGGGAAGTTTATTACGGCGACGATGAGCAAAAGCCGATGATCAAGCCGAAAATCGGGCCATCTCGCATGATTAACTCGGGAAGAAAGCCCGATACGCTTGTGATTGAAGATAAAGGATCAGGAATTAGCCTCAGACAGATGTTGGCACGCGAAGGAATCATTGCGCACGCCTACAATCCCGGCAAAGCGAGCAAATTGACGCGTTTGCACATGGTTTCACACCTGTTTGCCTCGGGAATGGTGTGGTTTGTGGAGTCAGAGCGACGAAAAGGGCAGGTTCGCTCGTGGGCGGAGCCGCTTTTGTACCAACTTTGCTCTTTTAGCGGCGAAGGGACGATCCGGCACGATGACTTGATGGACGCCTGCACGCAGGGATTACGTTTCCTAGCGGACAGGGATATGATAAGTGTGAGCAAGCCCAAGCCATTACAGCCTAGGTTGATCATTAACGAGCGTCCGAGGTCGAACCCCTATGGCATCTGAGAACGAAAGCCCGATGGAAGAGGCCCAAGAGGAATTGGGCGAAATTATGATGGTTCCGGAAGAGATTTCGGACATTGAGGACACCGAGGACGGCGGGGCGATTGTGCGTTTTGGCGAGGATGAGTCCGAGCCGGTGGGGGAGAGTCCGTTTTACGCGAACCTTGCGGAGTCGATGCCGGAAGGCGACATGGACGCGGTGGCGCAGGACTTCTTGGGGTTGATTGCCAAGGACAAGGAAGCTCGCAAGAAGCGTGATGAGCAGTATGAAGAGGGCATCCGGAGAACCGGACTTGGCGATGATGCACCGGGCGGCGCTCAGTTTCAGGGCGCAAGTCGGGTTGTGCACCCCATGCTCACTGAAGTCTGCGTGGACTTCTCTGCCCGAGCTATTAAGGAAATTTTCCCTGCCGAGGGACCCGTCAAGGATCACATCATTGGCGACGAAACGGCTGACAAGGTAGCCAAAGCCAAGCGCAAGACCAGTTATCTCAATTGGCAGTTGACCCAGCAGATGCCGGAGTTTCGAGCGGAGCTGGAGCAGCTTTTGACGCAAGTGCCGCTGGGTGGCGCGCAGTATTTGAAGCTCACGTATGACCCGAATAAGAAGCGCCCGGTTCCGCTTTTTATCGGCATTGATGACATTTACCTGCCCTATGCGGCAACGAACTTTTACTCGGCAGAGCGCAAGACGCACGTTCAGTACGTGACGGAGATTGAATATCTCCAGCGTGTGCGCTCGGGGATGTATCGGGATGTGGACCTTGCGCCGACGACGGCGGACCCCGACATCAGCAAATCCGAGAAGGCCAACAACAAGATTGAGGGCCGGGACGACAGCGCGTATGACACCGATGGGCTGCGGACGATCTTTGAGATTTACGCGATTGCGGATCTGGAAGAAGAGTACGGATTAGCGCCGTACATCATTTCGGTAGACAAGACGAGCGGCAAGGTGCTTAGCATCTACCGCAACTGGCAGGAAGACGACGAGACGCTGGACGAGATGCAGTGGATCGTCGAGTTCCCATTTGTGCCGTGGCGTGGTGCGTATCCGATTGGCATCCCGCAGATGATTGGCGGTATTTCGGCAGCGGCGACGGGTGCGCTTCGGGCGCTTTTGGACAGCGCGCATATTGCCAACTTCCCCGGCATGTTAAAGCTGAAGGGTGGCCGCGAAGGCGGTCAGTCCGAACGCATTGACCCGACCGAGGTGAAGGAGATTGAGGGCGGTGCGTTCAGCGATGACATTCGCAAGATCGCGATGCCGTTGCCGTTCAATCAGCCTTCGGAAGTATTGTTCCGTTTGCTCGGGTTCTTGGTGGACGCGGGCAAGGGCGTCATCCGCACGACCCTAGAGGACATGGCGGACAATCAGGCAAACATGCCGGTTGGCACGCAACTTGCGCGCATTGAACAGGGCATGGTGGTGTTTAACGCCATTCATGCGCGTTTGCATGATGCGATGGGTCGGACGCTCAAAGTGCTGCATCGGATCAATTCGATGTACCTTGAGGACGAAGAAGTCAAGGACGAGACGGGACAGTTGCTCGTGCGTCGGTCGGACTTCTTGGGCCCGATGGATGTGGTGCCGGTTTCTGACCCCAACATTTTCTCTGAGACGCAGCGTTACGCGCAGGTTCAGGCGCTTTCTCAGCGCGCAGTGGCATTGCCGCAGATTTACAACTTGCGCAAGGTCGAAGAGCGGATTCTTGAGCAGCTACGTATTCCGAATGCCAAGGAGCTTCTGATCCCGGCTTTTGAGCCGAAGGAGATGAACGCGGTCAATGAGAACGTAGCGGCGTCTTTGGGCAGGCCCATTTCGGCGTTCCCCGAGCAAGATCACCTTGCGCACTTGCAGGTGCATTTGGATTATTTGACTTCTCCCATTTTGGGAAGTTCGATGCTGATGGCTCCGCAGTTTGTGCCAATGATTATGAATCACATCAAGGAGCACATCGCGCTTTGGTATGCCACGCATGTCTTTAATGTGGCTTCCGAGGCAGCGGGGCGAGACATCAGCGACTTCCAGAAGGTCAAGAGCAAAGAGGTCAAGCAAGAGTTTGACAAGCTTTTGGCTGCGACGAGTCAGCGCGTAGTGCCGGATGCTGCAAGGGCGTTTGGCGCAATCCCGCAGATTGTGCAGCAGGCGATGGGAATGTTGCAGCAGATGCAGCAGGGCGGTATGCCGCAAGATCCGCGAGTGGCAGCGGTCATGGCGGAAACCCAGCGTAAAGCGCAGGCGGATCAGGCCAACATTCAAGTCAAGCAGGCTGAGTTGCAGTTGGCGCAGGCGAAGCTTCAGCGTGAAGTGCAGGAAGCGGAGCAGCGCAGATCTGACAACATGCAGCGCGAAGTGTTCAAGCAGGATCGTCTTGATAAGCGTCAAGGCGCGGAGCTTGATGTCAAGCTGGTCACGAACCGTGAGGATAATGACACCGCGAAGCAGATTGCCGCGATGGAAGCGATCACGGGTGAGAACGTCAGTGTTTCAACAGGTACAGGAATCAATCCATAGGAGGATTTATGGCAGATCC